TCAGCGATTCCTAAAGTAATCAAGAAGGCCAGACATCACGCCGGTCATGCCGCCCACTCGGCTGCGCTGATCGCCAAGCAATGCCTCTCCAAGAGCGCGCGCACCAAACTTAGCGGATTGGCCGTAATCTTCCTGCTTCGCCAGCTCCATGGCATCGTCAAATAAGCCGCGCGACCGCATGGCAGATTTTTGCGGCGTGGGCATCCTAGAGGCCGATTGCGACAGGGATGCGCCGACACGCGGCCCCATTCCCTCGAATAATTGCGTTGCCACCGCCCGATTGGCGTCAGCGGTGTATGGATCATCGTAAAGGCGTGAAAACTCGTCAAGAGCGCGCGCAATCGTGGCATCGGAATACATAAACCCCTCTGGCCCGTCTTCGCGCATGGCGAAAGCGTTTTTATCGTCGCCAGTGCGGCGCGCATATTCTGCTCTAAGCTCCATCGTATTCATCTTAACACTTCCACCTTCTGCGTGCTGCCTTGCCGCGTTCACCCGTCCAGCCGCGTGAGCGGGCGCAGAACGACTTTTTACGCGCTTTCTCTGATTTCGTTTTGGGGTTTGGCGCGGGGGCTTTTAACTTGCTGCCGGTCGCCTTGTTGTACTTCGCGCGCCCCTTGGCGGTTAAACCGCCGCCACGCTTCACCGAAAGCTTCTCGCCGCGCCCAACAGATAGGCTTGGGCCTGATTTGCGCTTGGTCGCCATTACTTTTTCTTCGCAGGCTTCTTCGCGGTCTTCGCGGCCTTCTTAAACGCTTTGGCGGTAGGCGCGCCCTTGCTGCCAGCTTTGCGCATCTTTTCCTTTGAACCCGCCGCGATGCGCTTACGCTTCGCGTGGATGTTCGCATATAAACCCGTCTTAGCCATCTACGCTCCTTCGCCCCACTGGACGCATTGATAATCTGTTGCGCGGTACGCAGGAAACATCTGCCGCGCGTATTCCAGCCCATTCGGGATCGACTGTATGCACTGGCTCTCGCTCTGCATCACTGAGCTGCCAAACGCAAAGCAGTTACCCTCGACGCTGCAAAGCAAGAGCAGCGCCGTCCACATCACTTCTTGCGCGCGGGCATCTTCCGCTTCGTCGTTGTGCCGTACTGCTTCGACTTCTTCTTCTTCTTCTTTTTCATCGCAGCGGCTGCAGCCTTTTTGCCTGCGGCTGTGTAAGGGAACTTTTTACCACCTACATTGGGCATCACAATCTCCATAATATCTTGCGATATAATAACATTAAAACGCCAAAAAGGAACCCCGCGCGCTGGGAGGGCGTTCGCGGGGTTCAAGTTGCGCGGGCACAGGGAGGAAAACCCGCTTGAGGTACAGACGTGGACGTCGAAACCACTCTGAGCAAGACCAAGGTAAACTTTTTTCAGAAAAAATGCAAATAGCTGCATTTAGGGGGTTGCATCTATGTTAACATTGTGTTAACTTAAGGTATAAGCAATCAGGAGGACGACATGACTAATTACATTAACTTTGAAGCAAACTCTTTGGCGACATACACAGACGCAGAGGCGCGTTACGACGAAATGATGATTGAGGTAAGCGAGCTTTCGCAGCCAGTTTCTTTTAGACACATTAACGCCTGCACGCTAATCGACTGCTTCCGTGACGGCCTGCCAGTATTTAAAGGCGACCCGCGTTTATCAGACGTGCCATTTTAATCAACAGGGGCTTCGGCTCCGCAACGCTCGGGAGGGCAACATGACCAAACTTAAAATCAAATCAATCAACCACGGCGAAACCAAAGCGGATAAAAACCGCTACTGCGGCCCCGCCGTCATCAGCGCCATCACAGGCATGACCACTGGCGAGGCTGCACGCCTGATCCGCCACGTCAGCGGGCGCAAGTCTATCAAAGGCTCTTCTGTCTGGGAGGTGACGCGCTCCCTCGAAATGTGCAACGTCGATAGCAAGCGCGAAAGCTTCGGCCTCGCGCTGGGCCGCAGCAAAGGCCCGACGCTGGCGGCGTGGCTCAAACACACCGTCAAGCAGCGCACCGCCGACCGCGTATTCCTGATCGTCGCGGGATGGCACTGGCAGCTTGTGCAAGGCCGCCGCATCGTGTGTGGCATCCTCGGCGATCCCACATCGATCCGCGACAAGCGCGTCAAGCGCCGCGCACGCGTCGCCGAGGTGATCGAGCTGCACTCAATGGGCGCGATCACCAAGCCCATGGCAGCGGCCAAGCCAAAGCGCGCAGCGCAGCCTGCCGACAGCGACCGCGCTAAGGCAAAGCGTCTGGCCGCCAAGCTCGGCTTCACTATCGAAATGGAATACGACACATATTTCGACGGCAGCCGCCAGTACACATACTGGATCGACGGCGCCGACAAATATGTCGACGAAGGCGTGGTCGAGTATTCGTGCCACTACTCATGGTACGACGTCCTCGACAGCCTGCAATCCATCGAGGAGCACAAAGCCTAAACGACCCCGCGTATGCCCCTGCGAAGGGGCGCGCCCCACCCGCCAACCTTGGAACCAAAATGCATCGCCGTGTGGTCTGTCGCCAAAGACAGGCACACGGCGTCGGCGCGATCTGGCGAGGCAACGCGCCGCTTCTTCATGCTGTCCTTGCTCTCGACCTGCATCTTGCCGCTTGACGTGAAGTGATATCGCGGCGCTGCCAGCTCAGCATATAACGCGTCGTCACGCGGCAGCTTAACATCCATACCCTCCAGCCACGCCTTCGCCTTGAACCACAGCTCAGCGCGCAGGTTCACATATGTCTGATTGGCGGCGGCGCGCTCCGACACGTTCAACCCGCGCGCCGGAAGCCCCACCTCACGCAGCCGATCCAGCACGCCCGCGCCAAACCCGTTGCTATCCACGATGATCTCCTGCGGGCGCTTATCCGCTGGCAGCGCGTCATATTCCGCCTTCACGGCACCCGTGAGCTGCATCAAATCGAGGTTACGCCACACGCTGAGCGGATGCACGACCGGCCCCTGACGCTTAGCCAAGACAGACGCATCGCCGCCCTGACGCGCGACGTCCAATCCCCATATGCTCGCCGTGTTCTCATGCACACGCACGTCGCTGGCCATGGCAGCCTCGATCAGCGAGACAGGTATCACCGTGTCCTCCTCGGACGGCGGGAAATTGCCAAGCACGCGCACATGGTAGGCGGGGCTATCGATGCCGTAGCGGCGCTGCATATCCTCAACAAAATCCTCGCTGACGCGCGGGCTGTCCACGCATGAAACATGCATCGTGTGCCAGTCATCGCGCAGCCGGTTGTGCGTCTCGTAGAAGAACCCCGTGTTACGCGTGGGGTTGCCCGTCAGCACCGTCGTCGCCGTGTGGCCGGACATCGACCCGCTGGCAGCCTCAAACACCGCCTCGGGTATCCCGCTGGCCTCGTCAGCGAGCAGCAGCACCGACGGGCTGTGAACACCGGCCAGAGCCTCGGGCTGCTCCGCCCGTGACGTCCTGCAACTTATGAACGTGCTTTCGGGGTGGCTCTTCAGCTCGATCCGATCAGACTTCACCTCCAGCAGCGTATTAAACGGCGGCTTCAGCCTCTTGGCCAATGCCTTCATCTCAGCGAACAGCGCGTCAAATAGCTGCGCGCTGGTGGGGGCCGTGACAACCGTCTTGCTCGGCACGCGCATCAACACATGCCACAGCGCAGCCATGGCGACGCCGGTACTTTTGCCAACGCCGTGGCCGCTGCGCACGCTCACGCGGCGTATGGCAGGCGCGGAGACGGCGTCCAGCAGCTCGACCTGCCACTCGTCAGGCTCGATGCCAATGACCTCCTCGGCAAAGCGTACAGGATCATCACGATAGCGACGCATGAGCGCCAGAAACGGGTTATCTTGGGGTGCGGGGGTGCTGGTCATTTTTCGCGTGGCTCCTATTTCTCGGGAAACGTGAAGGGGTGGGGGGTATGGCGGGGGTGCGTGGGGGGGTCATTGCAATTGCACCCCGCCGCGCCAAAAGAGGGGGGGGGTTAAAGCTGACCATCTGGTCAGGATATAGCCCCAAAAACGGCTGGAATCGCATAATGTATATTATGTTAAATTTATTATGTAGCAATATCAACACGTTAGCATTTTACAACTATTTAAAGTTGTATCGTTGCCGATATTGCTGCGCTGCAAAACGCCAATATTTGACCATTTGGTCAAAAATGTGTAACCGCGCGCGCCTATGCGCTTCTCTGCATTGATGCGCAAAATCGCCATCATTCGCCATCCTCGCCCACGATCTCAGCGTCCTCGATGTCATCCAGATCGCCGAGCAGCTCCGCTGCCTGCGCGTGCAAGTCGTTCACGCTGATGTTGATTGCGATGTCCTTCTGGCGCACGTCGTATTGCTGGTTCAGTTTCGACGCGATCCACTTGTCCGTGTCTACCTGCAGGCGCGACACGCTCACCGTCTCGGGATCAGCGTTCTGCGCTGTATCCACCGCGCGTGACGCAAAGAAGTGACCAGCAGCCTCCTGCGCTGCTCTATATCGATCCTTGCGCCCACGCTCAGCGTCGAGCCACTTGTGCCAAAGCTTCCAGCCTACATCTAACTCGCCAATGATCGTCGATACGGTTTCACCGCGCGCCATCCTCTCGAACAGCGCATCTTCGCCGACCGCGTTAATCGCCGCGATCTTCGCCTTTCCGATCTCACCCATCGCCAGCCTCCAATTCGCCCGCTATCGCAGCGTACCCGCACACGTCCACCCAGTTATCCGAGTGATCGCTTGAGCGCGAACGCGATACCTTCAGCAGAACCATCATCGCCGCCACGTCCACCTCGGTCACAGGCACGCCGAGATATGCTGACCACATGCCAGCGATGGTCGCGTGCGACGCCTTTGCGGAGCCATATGTCCGCTGCCTGTCACCCGTGATCAGATCGCCCGCCGTCCGCAAAATATCTTCCCTCGTTACCATGGAATATCATCCTCTATATTTCCGTTGCCACTTTCGTCCACCACACGCGTCACCTTTGCGTTGGGAAACGTCTCAAACGCCTTCTGCAGAAACGCCTCGCTGAAATGCTGCTTCAGTATACACGCCGCATCCTCGAACGAATACACCACCCACTGCGGATGCTTCTTCCGCAGCTCAGCGCATCCCTGCCTTGCGAAGCACACGATCTGCCCGCCATCCACTTCCACGCACCAAGCGTGAGGCGACAGCGGCTTGTGCCCCGCCTGCTTCGCCTGCTCCTCCATGCGCTGCCAGCCAACCATAAGCTGCGTGGCGATCTTGTTCGTCCTAACAACGTCACGCTCGACGATGGCCTCCTTCAACGCCTCATAGGCTGCCTCGAACTTGCCTGCCAGATCCGGCGTGACCAGCGACGGCAGCGTATCACCCCACCGCTCCGTCATTTCCCGCGCCACCCGATCCAGCGGCTCCAGCTGACCCCAGACTGCCGCCGGTATAGGCTCCGTCCTTTCACCAACCGTGAACTTCCCCTTCGACGCTATCTGCTTTGCCGTAGGGCGACGCCCTTTCTGCTTAACCATGACCATGCCCCCTACGCATCCCCATCAAACCGATCTCCGCACCTTCAATAAATACGCCCGCACTTCTCTCCGCACCTTGCATATATATATGCAAGTGGTGCGGCGGAAGATTTCTTGCCGTATTTACCGCACCCTCGGCACCACGCCGCACCATAAGTGCGGAACGTGCGGAACGTGCGGAAACGCCCCCGACGGCGCTCATATCTCTGCCTTCACTTCGACCACATACACGCGCAGATCTGGCCGTTTTTCTTTTATGCGGATGGCGTGTTCCCCAGCATCATCTAAATACCCACAAACGCCATCCGCGAACACTGGCTTCAGCGCGCCGATGTCGCCTTCCTTCCGCTTGGCGTTCACGTCTACCGCTACCGCTAAGTAACGCCCCAACTTGTTGGTCATATCCCAGCCTCCTCTCCCGTTATCCAGTCACCCACCACCACGCACGGCACCTCCCTGCCGTCACGCTTGCTTGGCGCAGACGTCTTGCGCAGCACGCCGTTCTCGATCCACTTGGCCACGATTGCCTTGGCCTTCGCCTTCTCGTGTCGCTTCTCCAAGTCCAGCCCCAGCACGTCTGCCACCGTGACGCCGACCCACGTCTTGGCCTGCACGTTTGCGCGGAGCGGCTCGCCCTGCGTTTCCGCTTCGCCCACCGCGCGCTGCACCTTCATCGCGTCGCGCGCCGACACGCCGTCGAAGAGATCCGGCATCGCATACTCCGTGGCCACGCCTACATATTCCATGTTTGGCAGCTGCACGCCCACCATGCGCCGGTACACCGCCTTTGCGGCTGGCGGTGCCAAGTTTGCCTTGCCGTCGTCCACGCGGAATATGCCGAGGCTCTCCGCTTCGCTTACGCCCAGCTTCTGCGCGTCTTCGGCGCTGATCTTATTGATGACCCGCGCCGCCCTCGCCGCCCCGATCAGCGACCCCGCGCCCCTGACGCTGTCCACGGTTGCCTCGTCGCCGTTGCCCTTGCGGATGTGATGCACCAGACCAGCGGCGCAGTCTGTCTCGTCGCAGACGCTGCGCACGGCGCTCACCGCCGCGTTCATGGCCACGTTGTCGTTTTCGTTTATCATATTTGCGCCGACCCACGGGTCGATAAA